TTTATTCGTTGGCAAAAATTACTAAAAAATTATTAGTCTTTTTTTGTACCACCGAAGGTTACACGAGTCTGTCTATCAACGTCGATAGGCATACCTGGGTGCTGTTCCTTCATGAGATCGTTTTCAATCGCTTCGTCTTTTTGTTTTGTAAGGTTATTAAAATATTCCTCACGCGATTTAACTAACTCTGTAGATATCCTAGCCAGCAATAGGCCGCCAACTCCGATGACCCCTTTGTATTTACCTTGATCCAGAACTGGATAATCTTGATCTGGGTATTCATCAGCTCTTACTAATTCATATCCTGATCTTAATTTACCGGCCATGTTTTTTGTATCATCAAAACCCATAGTCTCGGCTCTTATCCATCTGTGATGGTACCCGTCTGGTGCAGGGGGTGCATCTAAAGATGATGGTGGAGTCCAAACAGTTTTTTTAGCTGTTTTAGCTCTTGTTTGACTCGCACGGGAAGTTTTTATTTTATCTATACTCATATGCTTATGCCTCCTTCGTGATTTTTAATTGTTTCGCATACTCTTCTAATGGCACTCCTAATTTTTTAGCAATTGCTACTTGTGATGAAGTGAGTCTCACAGTTTGGCGACCAGGTTTGACACTCCGCGTAGCTGACGCTACAGTTTGAGTAGGTTTAGTCGTTTCCTTTGGTTCAGTTTTAACAAATTTGTGTGGGAAGTCAAGCTTCATTCTACGATCTACTTCAGCATAGTATTCATCTGAATTAGGATCAAAACCTTCTTCTTTAGTTAATTTGTCATGTAAATCAAAAGCAGTATAAGTCATAGCAGCATCTTGTCCAAACCAAGAATTTTTTCCAGCCCATGCTTCAGCTTTTGGATCAGGTTGAGCTTGTTGAGGTGCTATTGCTTGATCTAATGTACGAGTTTTAACTTCTGTAGATTTAGTTTCAGCTTGTTTTTTTAAGTTTGCAACTCTTGCTTCTTCTACACCTAGTCTCGCTATCATTTTTTGTGCTTGCACTTCAGCGTTTATGTCTCCATCTTCTCTAGCTTTTGCTAATTGAGATTGCGCTGCTTGAAGACCAGAAATAACTCTACCTTCCATGGCGCTTACATAATTTGGCTCAATGGTTGATAGTTTACTTTTTAAAGTTTCTTGCTCTACTTGTACTCCTTTAGCATATTCTATAGCAGCTTCTTTTTGTCGTTCTGCTTCACGCCATTTCTTAGTTAGTTTTGCAATTCTTTTTTGAACGCCTTCACTATATTGCTCTAGTTCTTCTTTTTTAGTTTCCTGTTTCTCGTCGCTTGTTTCTTGTTTAGTTTCTTCTACCTCAGTTGCTTCAACTGGTTTAGTTTCTTCTACAATAGTTTCTTTTTCAGGTTCTGTTTTTTCTTCTACTACTTGTTTTACTTTTTCTTCTTCTAGTTCAACTTCAGCACCGGGACCCGATGTATCAATGTCAACTAGATCTTGTTTGTTTTCTTCTGTTTCTGGCATAGTTATCTCCTTCTATGTTAAATATTATGCAGCACGGATTCTGGATTATTAATTGTACCCAAAACCTCGTCGTCATTTAATAGACGGACTTCGCCGCCTTCGATAGGTAATCTTGATCCTGCATAACGAGCAAAAATTACCCAATCTCCTTTTTTACACCAAGCTCCTGTTGGAAACTTTTCTTTATCATAATAAGCTAATGGTCCTACTTTTAAAACGTAACCACAGTTAGTTGCAATTCTTAATTTTTCTAAAGACTCTTGTGCAATAATTATTCCACCTTTAGTTTTTTCTTTAGGTGTAAATGGCAACACAAGTAGTCGCCAGCCACTAGGGTCGGGCAGCTGTTCTTTTTGTTTTTTAATATTTTCTGGATTTAAAGGTTCTGGTTCACCTTTAGCTTCTTTTTTGTATTTGTCTTGAAGACCAAATTTAATTTTTGGTACTTCCGTTGATTCCGACGACGTTTCCTTCATTTTTTTGCTCCTTTTCTTCTAGCAGGTTAGAGATTTCCTGTAATAGATATTGATAAGTTCTTGCTTGTCCTAACATATACTGATATTTTTCCATGTTGTCAACTCCACCACTAATCATGGTGTCGCCAATTCTTTGTAAGTTGTCTCTCATAATTTTTTGTATTTTAGAAACAACAGTTAATGGGTCCATCATATTAACATTTCCATCTTCTTCTAGCTTGACGGATACGTGAGTTTGGATCGTTTCTTGTTTTTGCTGATGACCTTTTTAATTGTCCTAGTGATCTAGCGCAGTATGACTTTCTACGATTAGCAGCTTTTGATCCAGGCTTCACTTTTCCTGTCACGGCTGTTTTTAGTTTTGAGCCGGGATTTGCTCTTCTGTAGGCAGCGACACCCGCTCTTGTCATGCCTGCTCCAGATTTTGTAGATCTGTAGTTTTTTTTATTTCTTGATATAGGGTTTTCTCTACTCATACTAATCCACCTAAACTAACTTTTTTTCTTTTTGCAAATGTTGCAACATTAGTTGGTTTGCCCCCTGGATTCCCCGCAGCCCTCTTTCTGCTGACAGCACTCGCCTTTTGCGACTTTGTCATCCGTGTGGCTTTTGCAAGTGGAACGCATTTTGGATATTTTCTCTTTGAGCCTTTCGACCTCCCGCATGGTTGATATTTTCCATCCTTCTTCGGAGCTCCAATATCTACCCATTTTTCTTTTACCCATGCTCTTAAACCTTTTTCGGCCATGTTATTTATTTGGTCTTCTAGCTTTACCAAATCCTTTTATTTGAATACATCCAGCCATACCACCAGCAGCAGATTTTTTTCTACCGCCTGGTTTTATTTTTCCAGAACAAACTCCTGACGCATACATGTTTGCATATGCGCTTGGATATACTTTAAATTTTCTTTTTGCTGCTGCTTTTCCTTTTGGACAAAGTTTAGCCATTATGATTTCGCCGTTTGTTTTGCTCTTGCAAAGTTTGCTGCAGTTGGTGCACCTTTTGATCCTGGTGATCTCATTTTTTCACCTGAACCAGCTTTGATTCTAGCTTTTTTAGCTGCAATGTTTGCATAAAGACCTGGACCACCGCCAGCTCTTTTAACTCTGCCACCTGCTCTGTATTTTGCAATTTTACTTCTACCTTTAATTTCTTTTCCTGGCATTATATTTTTCCTCTCTTCATTGCTTTTCCACCACCTGCGTAAGCGATACCGCCACCCATAAAAGATGATCTTTTGTCTTTACCAGCTATAGCATTTTCTATAGCTTTACCTCTTTTTTTTTCGTAACCACTTAATGATCCATCTTTATTTAAATCTGCTTTTTTTGGATTTTTTAACATTATTTTTTGCCTCCGTTTTTAAAAATTTGAGTTCCCTTTATACCATATATGCTCGCCACGACAAGGATCCAAAGATTTGTGAACCATGACGGGAGCTGTTGGAACTGCTCAAAGAACTCTTTTATCTTTGCAGAAGCATTTGGATCATCACTAAAGACACCCCAAGCAATCACCAAAATTGGCAACGTGAGAATTACGAGAACTGCCTCGTCTTTCCAGTCCGATTGTCTAGCTTCTAGTAGTTTTCCAGAATATTCCAGCTCACCGGAGGCCATTTTTTCTGCATGTTTGGCTTGTGCGTTAGCCATCATCATTTTAGTCTCTTGTTTTTTCTTATAAATGTGTGAACCTGCATTTACAGCTAATTTAATTGCACTTAACCACATAATTAATCTCCTTTTCTAATAATTGACACACTATCTGGCACTTTATCGCTAGAAGGTATCGTTTTACCTAAAATTGTTTTCTGAATTGACGTATCAGCTCTTAATTGTGCTAATTCTTCGTTCTGATCTAGTTTTTCTTCAGTGTTTGCTTGGTTCATCATAGCCTTCATTCGGTCTAAGTTCATTTTTTCTTCGCCTTCTTTCTGTTTTCTAGCATCATCTTTAGCTTTAAGGTCTAATTCTCTTGATCTTAGCTTCGCTATTGGATCATTATCGAACTGTGAAGTAATTTTCTTCTCTTCTTTTGCAAAATCATCCATCATTTCTGATATTAACACTGCTTTTCTGCCGTCTATTCTCTCTTGTAGCATTCTTGCTTGTTGTTGTAGCTGTGGATTCTGTTGTGCCATCTGCATCATTTGTTGTAATTGAGGTAACTCGTCTCTAAATTCTACTTCAATCTGTTCTTGTGCCATTAAACTTATATGTTCAAGTATGTTTTTTTGTATTGAAGCACCAATTGCAGGTGAATTCTTAACCATGTTAGTTTCCATAAAGTTTAAATGCGCTGTAATGTGTGCTTGATGGTCTTGACCAGGAAATGCTTGAAACGGAATACCGCCTAATGCATCAATGTGTTCCAATGCAGGATCTTTTGGCATAGGTTGAGGTGGTTTTTTTAAAATTAAGTCAATATCTTTTACCCCCAATGCCTCATACATATTTCGATACACTTCGTATTGATTATGTATTTGAGGGTTTGAGGCAGCCAATTGCATTTCAGTTTGAGCTAAAGATATCCTTTGCGTTTGGCTAAAGATATTGGGATCTGCAATTGGTAAGATGTCTATACGGTCATCAAAATCTAATTGTTTAACTTGATTTTGTCCACCTATAACATCGTAGGGGTAAACTGGAGGTAAGTATGTTTTAAATACTCTAGCTAAAATTGTAAATTCTTTTTTCATTGCGGCGTACATTCTTTTGTGGATCGCTGACATTACACGCGATCCTCTTTCCAACATAGCGACTGTCGTGCCCACTGCTGCTTGTTGGTTCCCGTCTCCTACCTGCAGGTCGGCAATAGATGCAAATCTTTGCCCTGCTTGTACCACGACACCCATAAGTGATAATAAAGTTTGTGATGGTTCTTTAAACGGCAATGTCATAAATGCATCTTTTAAGTTTCCTCCAGGTGCATCGACATCTCTAAACTCACCGGGTTGGATAGATTGCGCCTCGTCTCTCATTTTAATACCACGCATTTTAAATCCAGCGGGTAAGTTAGACAAGGTTCCAGCGTCGAGCAGTTGTCTTAATGCAGCTGTTGCTGTTCTTGATAATCCACCAATCATGTGAGTTAAACCAAAACCGTAAAATCCTAAACCAGGTAAAAATTTAAAATGAACAAAATAATTAATTTTACTTTTTAATATGTCGCCCGCTTCGTAGTTTCTTCTAATTGATAAAACTTTTCTAGTTCCTTCTTCAACTGTTACAATGTATGGTAATTTAATTCCTGTAGCTTCGCCGTCTTGACCTAAATCTTCAAAGCCTTCTAAATCTAAAGTAACGTGACACTCTAAAAGTGTATACATTCTTTGATCTCTTCCTCTTGATGTTCCGTCTAATTCTCTTTCTGCTTTTTCAGAAGCAGTCTCATCCATGTACGATGGATTAATTTCTATGTCTCTATAAAATCCTCCAACTTGTTGTTTTCTTAATTCGTTTTCTGACATACGCACTCTGTGTATTACAGACTCACAATCATCTAATGATGTTGCAGTATACGGCACAACAATATCATCTGCAGGAACATATTTTGAAACAGCTCTTTGCATAATTTCATCGTAGTAAACTTTTTTAAATGCAGAACCTGCAAGTGGTAAATAAAATAACATCTGATCAAACTCTGCTTCGTATTCTTTCATCTCAGACATAATCTGATAATTCATAAACTGTTTTACTCTTTGCGACTGCGCTTCTTTATCAGGTGTTGGCATGCCAATTATTTGAGTTCTAACTGGACCTTGCGCTGGTAATAATTCTTTATAAGCTAAAGCTTGAAACTGTGTAACAGCCTCTGCTAATACTGGATGCGTCGCGCCCGATGCGCCTTTAAATGGTTCTGTTCTGTCGTCATAATTAAAACCTAACAGTTCTAATCCTTGTGTATAAGTTTTTTCCCAATCTTTTCTTGAAGATTTATAATCTGTATAGTCTTCATACATTTTACTTCCTAACGGATCTAAAACATCGTCAGGTAACAATTCAGCTAAATTAGAAAAATGTCCTTCAGTGCCTTCAACGTTTACCGCAGAAGGATCAAAGTCTATATCAACACTTCCATCTTCGTTTTCTTGAACTTCAACAGGCCCTTTTGTTTTTTGTTCCTGTTCTATGTCTATTTGTAGATCATCTTCACTAGGAATAGTAATTTCTTTTCTTACCTCGTTGGGTAAGGCTTTGTCTATTTCTGCCATTTATTTCTCCAGTTTGACTGTCTTAGCAGTATTACTATTAATATTCAAGCCCTGTGGATTAGGGCCTGATTTAGGTGGTGGTCCTGATTTCTTGCCTCCTGCTCCTAGTGGCTTGTCTATTAATCCACCTTTAGACATTAAATATTCAGGCCCATAAAATTCTAATATATATTTTTTAATACTTCCTTTATATCCTTCTTTTACGTTATCTAAGTATTCATCAACGATATCTTTAGAATAATTTGATAAAGTTTTAGATCCTGATTTTAAGTGAACTCTTCCACCTGATTTCTTGCCGCCCGCTTCTAGGAGCTTGTCTACCCTACCGCCTAATTTCATTTCACTTCTCATTTCTGCTAAAACATATTGTATAGCTGATAGTTCTGACATATCAGCACCTATCTCACGTACACGTTTTTCAAATTCTTTTTTTCGTTCTGGACTAAAATTTTTTGAATATTTATCTGTTAGTTCTGACATTAGTAATAAGTTCTTTTTGTTTTAATAATTTTTTCTTCTTCATAGTCTTCAGGATGCGGTACCAACCCTCCTTGTCTAAACCGCATAACAGCTTGGGTCATACTATCAACCAAGTCATCATGATCCCCGTATGGAAAAGCTGCACACTCTTCAATAACCTCTTCTGCAAACTTTTCTTCAGGAGCCCACACCATACCAGATTCAAACAAAGGTGCAACAGCATTTACACGGGCATGCTTATCGTTTCCTTTTGACGGTGTGAAATTAACTACCGGTATCCCCATATTTCTAAGCTCGTAGGTTAGTGGCAATCCACTGGCTTTAGCTTCAATTAATACCGTTTCAGGTTTCCAGTAATCATATTGTTCCTTTGCTATTCGACGAAGTTCGGGAAACTCGTATCTACCTTTTAATGAATCAACCAATATCAACTGTTGCGGGCTGTCTTCAGATTCTCTAAAGATACCCCATGTTGTTATAGCACTATAGTCAGCTGTCTCCTTTTTCATGAACGCGGTATCGTATGATTGTATGACATGTTCTAAAGCTGGCATTTCATCTTTTTCCCAAACGTTCCACCATTCTCTTTTAATAATTGCACCTTCTTCACTAGTTGGGTTCTGCATCCATTGTGCATTCCACTTACCAATTGATAGTGATGCTTTAACTGTTTCTAATTCTTTTAGCTGCCAATACTCAGGCCATACTGGTTTATTGGATGGCATGATTGCAGGAAACTCTATCAGCTCCCACTGGTCTGCCTTTGCTTCTTTTTGATGTTTTAATAATTGACCTGTTAGATCTTTAACGTTCCATCTTGTCATTACACAAACGATAGCACCACCTGGCTGAAGCCTTTGACGTGGACCGGATGTATACCATTCATACGCTCGCTCTAGCGCTGTTAGGTTAAGCGCATCTTGCTCTGAGTGTGGATCATCTATAATTAATAAATCTGCACCCCGACCAGTAATTGCTCCACCAACACCAGATGCAAAGTATTCACCGCCTTGTGCTGTTTCCCAGCGACCCGCTGCTTGACTGTCTTCCCTCAGTCTTGTCTCAAAGACTTTTTTATAATCTTCTGTGTCCATTAGTGTTTTAGCTTTACGCCCGAATCTAATAGCTAGTTCCCCGGTGTGAGTTGTTTGAATAATTTTTAGTTTCGGGTTTCTACCGATCATCCAAGCGGGCAGCAGGGAGCTGGCAAACTCGGACTTTGTATGTCTTGGTGGCATATTGACAATCAATCTCTTAATCTTGCCTTGTGCTATCTGGTTAAACTTATCTCCAATAATTTTATGGTGTCGACCTTCGATAAACTCTGGCCACATGTGCTTGGCAAATGACAGGAAGTCATCTTTGACTTTGGATATCTTTTTCTTTTCATCAAGCTTTACAGCCATTTTCATGAAATCTTTTCTTATATCAGGTGGGAGTTTTTTTATTTTATCTAAATCAATTTGCATTTTGAAAAAAATTTTTTGTAAAATTTTTTGGTTAATGTTTCCAACGATTATTAATGTATTCGGTATTGTCCCAGAAAGCAATAATGATTTTGGGGTCATAAACCGTACAAATCTCGCAATAATGACTAGTATTAGTTACATTTTTTTGGAAAAATAGAATTAATTTAAAAGAACTTTTAATATTTTGGCTTTGCTTTGGTACCTCTATTGAGATTTTAAAACCCGCCGCGCGCTATTCTTAACGCGTGGCGGGTGCCGAGGAACTTATAAAACAGCGTTTGTTATGTCGTCGGGTCTTCTTAGGTCTTCAACCTTTTTACAATCTTCAAATGACTTAGGCTTAAAAAACTTATCCCGCTCTATTCCTAATCCGAATTGACCTTTAAACTCTAAAAGCTCATCTAGATTGACGTATCCTAACTCCTCCTCAGTTAAGCAACATAGCCCGAACGCGTTGTTCGTTTCAGGGTCAAGCTCTGACAAATACCAAGTGCCAATTCCAGTAGGATTGAACAACTTCAAAACAGCTTTAAATTCCTTTGTACCGTCTTGCTCTTTATGATTTGCAATTAATTTATCTTTAATTGCTTTTGTTAGTATCTTCATTTTTTTTCCTCCGTTTGTTTATTATGGGAGATTATAGGAACGATTATATAAAGTCAATTTTTATTTTACCTTAGAATAATTCTAAACTAGCGCGCTTCTAGTTTCACGTGAAACAACCTAGACGCGAGCGGCCCGTCTCTAGTTTCTTGTCTCTCAAAAAGTTTAAGCTAGTATCGAGGGGCGGGCGGCCGCTTGATAATAACTTTTAATTACTTCTAGATTATAATGATTATAAACTACAAAAAGACTAGCAATAGTTGTAAAAATACCACAATTAAACAGCGCAAAAATAAATTTATTTTTAGAGTACAAATCGCTTGAAATAAATTTTTAATTAGCTTATTAATATGGGATAATAAAGGAGAATAAAAAAATGGAAAAATGGTTCAAAACTTTATCAATAAAAGAATTGTCAATTTGGATTAAAAACTTTGATAATTCAACTTTAAGTGAGTTTTTAAATAGAAATCATAAACCCACTAGAGAAGATATAAAAACGGCTAAGAAGATATTAAAAAATAAAAGAGCATATTTTAAACAACAATTAAATAAAGATACTCATATTTATTTTTAATTAAAAGGAGAATAAAAACATGAAACAGACAATAAATGAATTTGATTTTAAAAACGAATTCAAAAAAATAAGACCCGATAATTTTAGTTATGACGGCTTAACGGCTTTATATGACTATTTAATTCAATATGAAGAAGATTGCGGCACGGAATTAGAATTTGACCCTATTGCCTACTGTTGCGAGTTTTCAGAATATGAAAACTTTAAAGAGGTTAAGCAAAATTACGATATTAAAAGCTTTAAAGAATTAGAGGACAACACAACAGTTTTAAAAATACCTAATACTGAACGCTTAATTATTCAAAATTATTAATGGCCCGTAAAGCAGGCCCGCCAATGCGAAAGCTATTGGCCCTACATATTGAGTGGTTAAAAGCTAACGGATATCCTATAAAAAATATACAATCTACAAGCGAAAAAAAGAAAAAAAGAAAATTTAAGTTAAAATAGTTAATTTAAGTTAAAATAGTTAATTTAAGTTAAAATAGTTAATTTAAGTTAAAAAACATCTTGCAATTTATTTAAAAATCATTATTTAATTATAGGATATTAACTTAACATAAAGGATATAAATATATGAGTAAGTCTACATATCCAACCAAGTATCAGTTGGAGCATTTAAAAAAACGTATCAATTCAGAAATTGACCCGTTAATAGATCAAGCGCAATTAAGCGTTAAATCTATTGTGGCGGATTTAACTGAAAGCGCTGAATTGAAACTTGCCAAAAAAATAAAAGCTGATGTTGTTATAAAAGAACTAGAAAGCGCCATTGCTGAACTAGAAATTAAGCAACGTAAAGCAATGACATTTTTTGGTAAAATCAACAATAAAGAACTAAAAGAAAATTTAAGCTATAAGTTTAAAAAATCTGATAGTGATAATTATTACTCACGTGATAATTATGGACGTGGAATTCAACCGTCCGATTGCAGGGAACAATTAAGAGATTGGGCGCAATATCTCGCACAAATTGAAGCTGAAAAAACACCAGAAGGAAAAAAGGTTAAGGAACTGAAATTGTATAAGCAAAGCGCAATAAATTCAGTTTTTGAGTGTGGAGTACCAGAACAATTAAACACCGTTTTAGAGAAGGTTTTATCTGGTGTTGGGATTATCTGGAATAAAACTAAAGCGCTTCAATTAGAAAATAAAAGTTATAATTAATATGTATTTAATATTAAAGCATATAAAATATAGCGGCAATATAGAAGATAGTTTTTATATAGTTGGTAGCGCAGAAGATATAAAAAACGCTAATAGATTATTGAACGCTCACAATACAATTAATACAAAAGAATATATATCATATTCTATTTTAAACTACGAGCCGCCTTTAATTTTAAAAGATGAGGTTGCTTAATTAAAATGTTGCAATATGGGATATTAGAATATAATATCCCATATTAGAAAGTTAAAAAAATATGAAAGTTAGAGAATACACAAATATACAGAATTATATTGATAGTCGAGAAAATAGACTATTAGAAAAAAAAGATTTATTACAAATGGTTGAACCTCAACACTTACAAGATTTTAAAAAGTGGAGCGTTAAAGATTTAAGAGCGTATTTTAATATTACTCACAAAATAAATGGTGAATATAAAAATATGAGCGGATTTTGTTTTAAATGCTTAACGCCATTAAAACCAGATTATATTAAATACGAAAATTACTGTATGGATTGTTAATTATGAAATATAAATATAAACCACAAAAAAAACTTTTAGGGTCTTCAACCTATAAAATGGCAAAATCAAGTAAGTTTAAATATTTAAGTGAAATATTACACTTAGCCCCGTCAAATATAGGTGGCGTTAATATATGCGCTAACGCTAGCCCCGTATGTATAAAATTATGTTTAAACACAAGCGGGCGGGGTCAAATGACAAGCGTGCAAAAATCAAGATTAAATAAGAAATACTATTTTTTAGCTGATAGGCTTAAATTTTTAAATCATTTAGACCGAGAAATAAAACTCTCAAGCGAGAGGGCAAAAAGAAAAAAATTAAAATATTCTGTAAGATTAAATGGTACTAGTGATCTTCCATTTGAGAGATACAAGCTAGATAACGGCTTAAATCTTATGGAAAATAACCCAAACGTCCAATTTATAGATTATACAAAAATTACAAATAGATTAAATAAAAAGAATAAAATACCAAAAAATTATGATCTAACTTACTCACAAGCTGAGAATAATTTAGATGATATAAAAAAAATATTAAAAACTAAATATA